GTTGATGGAAGACCTTGGGGAGGTAAAGTGATGAAAGGGCAAAATCTATGGATCTATATCCACACCAAAAAGAAGCACTCGCTAATGTCAAGGATGGTTGTATTCTTCTTGGCGGCGTTGGTTCTGGTAAGTCTCAAGTTGCGCTCCACTATGTTAAAGAGCGCGCTAGCGAGCTTCCAATATACATCATTACCACGGCACGCAAAAGAGACAGCGCTGACTGGCTTGTTGAAGCCGCTCAGGCTCACCTTACACAATCGCCTCGGAAGACTGGTAATCGTCATCTGGCAGTCGATTCTTGGAACAACATCAAGAAGTATGTCGACATATCAGGAGCATTCTTCATATTTGACGAACAACGTCTCGTCGGGCGTGGAGCATGGGTATCGGCGTTTCAGAAGATTGCTAAGCGAAACCGTTGGATTCTTCTCTCTGCCACACCTGGCGATGTGTGGGAAGACTATGCAGCGGTATTTATCGCCAACGGCTTCTACCGCAACTGGACTGAGTTCAAGACTCGCCATCTAGTATATTCGTACTACGGCTCCTTCCCGAAGCTTGAGCGATATTTGGATGAACCTCGGCTGGAGGCGAATCGTTCTAAGATCGTTGTCCCGATGCCGTTCGAGAGATACACAACTCGAGAGATTGTGGATGTCGAAGTGAATTACGACACGAAGGCGTTCAACTCGATCGTGAAAGATCGTTGCGACCCCAAAACCGGAGAGCCGTATCAAGGCATATCTGGTGTCGTTGCGGGTCTGCGAAGAGTCGTTGGAAGTGATCCGAGCCGTCTTGATGCGGTTCGGAATCTGATGACGAAGCACCCCAAACTAATCATATTTTACAACTATGATTATGAGTTGGAACGACTTCGCAGTCTCGCGGGGGAGCGGGTTGTAGCTGAGCTGAATGGCCACAAGCATCAGGACGTTCCGCTTACGGACTCGTGGGTATATTTGGTTCAGTATGCATCTGGTGCGGAGGCGTGGAATTGCATCCAAACCGATGCGATGGTCTTCTACTCCTTGACATATTCGTACAAGCAATACGAGCAAGCGCAAGGGAGAATCGACAGACTGAACACACCGTTCGAGAAGCTATATTACTACCGACTTGTGTCGGAGTCTTCGGTGGATCGAGCGGTCCAAAAAGCACTAGAGAACAAGGAGGATTTTAACGTAAAAACGTGGGCGCAAAGTCATATTTAGAGCCGTGTTTTGGATTATACACGGTTCTGTAAAACCGCAGGTCAGAGCGTTGACCATTTTTGACCGTTTATGACCACTTTTTGGCCATTTTTGACCATTTTTGTCCAAAGGGCTCAAATTTGGCCTTGAGTGGGGGTCAAGTTTATAAACGAAAACGGCCACTTTATACACGAATCGAAAAGTTTATAATTGAGATTATACACAGTAAAAAAAGGTCGAAAACGCTCTGACCTGGGAAGATGGGTGGTCAAAAATTCGTATTTTACTATAAAACTTTTTAATAATAATAAAGATTATATATGGCATATATAAAGTCGTCTACAAATAAAAAGTTTTTGATTCTGTCCAAAAAAACGGGCAAAGCCATATTTTTCCACCCAATCTCACTCAAGACTGAAATCACCGTTTATAACCGTCCTGATGCGACGGAGAAAGAGAGATCAATCTCATGAACACAACTGAGTGGAAACCACTCGACGTAATCGACTGCTCGAACTACATGGTGAGCTCTCAAGGCGAGGTTCTTCACCAGACAAGCGGGCGACTGAAAGAGCCTTCGCTGAATCAGTATGGGACATATTTTGTCAACCTGACAGACGACTTCGGAAAGCAGCGCAGCTTCCCCGTCGCAAGTCTGGTTGCGTATGCGTTCCTTGGAATGTCTGGACTCCAACCCGGACACAACACGCTCATCTATAAAGACGGCAACCGCGAGAACTACACTCTCGATAACCTTGCGTATCGAACGCGGTCCTACGCGATTCGCTACAACAAGTATTTCGCTTCTGGCGATAAGTTCGAGGCCAACGCACGGTTCCCTTTGGAGTCTGAGGATCGCGATGGGCAGATTCAACACTTCGACACCCTTCTCGAGGCTGCTGTCTATCACGGAGTCCTTCCGGAGGACATCGTCATATCCATGCATCATGAACGTCCGGTCTACATCGTAGATGGACTTCGGTTCCGTAACCGCAGACGCTAACCATTTATAAAAGGGCCTGATATACATGTACTTGTATGAAGGCGTAGAACACGCTCTTGTATTTTTTGTACATGCTGGAGGCCCCATGCGCGAACGAGATTATCAAGCACGGTTGGTCCGGATCCTCCAAAGGGAGTTTCCGGATGTCATCATTTTGAAGAATGACCCCAACTACCGTCAAGGGGTTCCGGATTTGTTACTTCTGTACAAGGACAAGTGGGCGGCACTCGAAGTGAAGGTGTCGGCTGCATCTCGAGTCCGACCCAACCAGAAGTACTATGTCAATCTGATGCATGAGATGTCGTTCGCATCATTCATCTACCCAGAGAACGAAGACGAGGTATTGAATGCGCTTCAACGATCATTCAGAACTGCTCGGGCTACACGCGTTTCTAAGCCCTAGTACCTACCATTGGGTCAATTATACCGAAGAGAAGCTAATAGAGCGTTACAGGGCCTCTCAGGCGGCTAAAATGGGCACTAGAATCCATGAGTTCGCCTCGGAAGCCATCAACTTAGGCGTGAGGCTCCCGAAAAACGGTAAAACGCTCAACATGTTCGTTAACGACGCTTTAGGTTATCGAATGACTTCCGAGCAACCGTTATATTACTCGGTCAATTGTTTTGGTACTGCCGACGCAATCAGTTTCCGTCGCGGACTGCTGCGCATATTTGACTTGAAGACCGGGACGACACCAACGTCCTTGATGCAACTGAAAGTCTACGCAGCTTTATTTTGTCTCGAGTACGACGAGCGTCCAGCGGCGCTTGAGTATGACTTGCGCATCTATCAGAATGATAGCGTAATTACAGAAGACATCGATCCGACTGAGATTGCGTATATCATGGACCGAATCGTGACGTTCGACAAGTATATTTCCGAAATCAACTCTATCGGTTAGGAGCCCCTACGAGTTTCGAAACATCAGACGATTGATATATAGATCGCACAAAGATTGTCCGGCTTATATTAAGGAGAAGTAATGAGTCGAGTTTGCGATGTATGTGGCGGTATGGACGGGCATCATGTATTCACCCTTCCCGGATCCTCTAAAAGAGGGCATACCAGCTATCTTAAAAGGCATACTATAGAGTATCCTTTCTATTCTAGGATTGACGAGGATGATCCTAGTGTTTGCGACGAGTGTTTCGTGCCTGGTGGGAAACATCTTGGCGAATGTAGTCATTTTTCAGGAAATGCCGACGATTTCGTGCCTGGTTGCAATTACTGCAATCGGGACGATGCCACAGCCTGTTCTAATTGCGTAAAGTTTAAGTTTGGAAGGTTCGACTAAGACTGGAGGTTCCTATGAGTTTCGAAATATCCGAAGATGACTATCTAGCTCACTATGGAACTCTGACATATTCTGGTCGATATCGATGGGGGTCCGGCGAAGACCCATATCAGCGATTGGACAAGTTCCTTAAGAGCACCATTCGAATGAAAAAAGATGGATTCAAAGAAGCTGAGATCGCGCAGGCACTCGGCTTCAAGAACTCCAGCGATCTTCGTAGTATGGTGACTGTGGCTAACTACGACCGTGCATATTTGGATTACACTCGTGCAGTGAACCTCCGAGAGCAGGGTTATGGACACACGGAGATTGCTCGTCGAATGGGATGGCCTCCAGAGAAGGAGTCTCAGGTTCGTAAGATCCTTGCGCCACACTATCTGGCCCGACAGCAGAAGTTTGAGACCGCACTCGAGTCCATGCGTGTTCAGGTTAACAACAAGGGCGTCGTGGACGTGGGCTTCGGCGTTCAAGAGGCCCTAGGTCTCAAGGAGACTGAGAAGAACACTCTCATCCGAGCTCTCGAGATGGAAGGCTACAACCGATACATTGTTCGAGAACCTCCCCGGTTCAAGGGTGCTGACCCATCCAAGACCATGGTGCTTGCGAAGAGTGACATCGCGCTTAGGGATATTTACAAAGACCCTTCCGTGATTCAAACATTCTCGGGTAACAAAGACATCATCAAGAACAATCCATCAGGAACTGTGAAGCCTCTATCGCTCGATAAGCGCAGGTTGCAGATCAACTATGGTGGTGAGGGTGGTGAGAAGGCTGATGGTCTGATCTACATTCGCCCAGGCGTCAAGGATATTTCCATGGGCAATGCTCAGTATGCCCAGGTTCGTATCTTGGTTGGAGACAAACACTATCTGAAGGGTATGGCTGTCTACAAAGACGACCTTCCCAAAGGCGTGGACGTGGTCTTCAACACCAACAAGGAACGTGGCGTCCCGGTATTCGGAGACGAGAAGTCTTCAGTCCTCAAACCCATCAAGGTCGACCCCAACGACCCCAACAACCCATTCGGTACCGCGATCAAGAAGCAGTTGACCGAGGGCAAAGACAAGGACATGAAGACATATTCTGTCGTTAACGTGGTTAACGAGGAGTCGGACTGGGATGCATGGTCTAAGAACCTTCCCGCCCAGTTTCTCTCCAAGCAGAGTGATAAGCTTATCCGTAACCAGCTTAGCGCTACTCAGATGAACCGTAGGGATGAACTCAACGACATCAAAGAGTTGACCAACCCCACGGTTAAGAAGCATATGCTTATGAAGTATGCGGATAGTGCTGACTCATCTGCCACGCATCTCAAGGCTGCTGCACTCCCAGGCCAGAAGACTCACGTCCTGATCCCTGTGCCTACGTTGAAAGACAATGAGATCTATGCCCCGAACTACGAGAACGGTGATAGGGTTGCGCTGGTTCGCTTCCCTCACGCCGGTCCGTTCGAGATTCCAGAGCTCGTTGTAAACAACCACCATAAGGATGCAGAGAAGCTCTTCAAAGACAAGCCTAAAGCTGCTGTAGCCATCAACGCTAACGTGGCTGAGAGACTGTCTGGTGCGGACTTCGATGGCGATACCGTACTGGTTATCCCTAACAACAGTGGTCGTGTTAAGAGTAAGGCTCCGCTTGCAGGCCTGTCTAACTTTGATCCTCACACCCAGTATCGAGAGGTACCGGGTATGAAGTTGATGACCAAGAATGGTACTCAGATGGAGATGGGTAAGATCTCTAACCTGATTACCGACATGGACATTCAAGGCGCCACCGACTCTGAGATGGCCCGTGCCGTTAAACACTCCATGGTTGTTATCGATGCCGAGAAACACCGGCTCAACTATAAGCAGTCGGAGATAGACAATGGTATCCCCGCCCTCAGGAAGAAGTACCAGGATGGTGGCGGTGCATCTACCCTCATCTCCAGAGCCAAGTCACCTGAACGGGTGCCCGAGATTAGGGTACGGCGTGCAGCAGAGGGCGGTAGGTATAACGAGGATGGGTCTATTGCCTACGTCAAAACTGATCGTGAGTACGTAGACAAGAAGACGGGTAAGACCGTACGGGCTATCACTAAAGCGCCTAAGATGGAGCTTACCAGGGATGCCCATGAGCTATCCTCGGGTACCAAGAAAGAGGTGCTGTATGCGGACCACGCCAATACAATGAAGGCCCTAGCTAATGAGGCCCGAAAAGAGTATATGCGTACCCCTAATCTACAACGCAACCCTGAGGCGGCTAAGAAGTACGCTAAGGAGGTTGGGGAATTAGAGGATGCCCTGCGTATCGCCATTGCTAACGCCCCTAAGGAACGTCTAGCACAGCGTGCGGCTAATGCTCGTGTAGCGGCTGTCTTAGAAGACAACCCGGACATGTCTAAGGATGATCTTAAGAAGTACAAAGCACGAGCTCTTAAGACTGCAAGAGAAAGAGTCGGTGCTAAGAAGACTCAGATCTATCCAACTGATGAACAATGGAAAGCAATTCAAGAAGGAGCAATTTCAAACCACAAACTTGAACAGATCTTAAGACATGGAGACCAAGATCGCATCGTTGCATTGGCAACTCCTAAGGCATCTCGTGAGATTTCTGTTTCTAAACAATCTCAAATCAAGGCTCTTGCAGCTCGGGGTTACACACAAGCAGAAATTGCAGACCGTCTCGGTATTTCTACCACCACTGTCAACGAGTACGTTTAGGAGGAACATGTCTGATCAAGTCCCGTATCTAACCACCCTAGACAATCCGTTTGACCCCAGTACCGAATTCCAAGAGTGGTACGCCTTTGATCGGCTCATGGGGTATAACACGGTTGAATTGTTGGCCCGTCGAACTTTCACATCACCTCACATCAGTCCAGCAGACCAAGAA